TTTTGTTTGGCAAATTCTGCACGATTAACTAGTTTAGTTGGTTCATTATCATGGTGTACAACAAAGCCTTCTGGCTTGGATTTCTTACCTTCGATGTGGTGCTCATAATCACCTTCATGGGTTTCTAATGATTTAACCAAATGATTCTTTGCTTGATGTAGATGGTGATGCATACTCAACAAATTACCATACTGCGCTTTGTGTTTTTCAACATGAGCAATTTGTGATTCACCTTCTTTTGTTTTTTCAGCTTTAGATTTTTCAGTTTTAACTTTTGCAGCTTGTTTATCGTGTTCAGATTTCAAATGTTCTTTGAATCCTTTAACAGAAGGAACTTCATCGGTTCTTACAGTCTTATTGATATAGGTAGATAAGTGTCCATGTTCACCAGAGTGTTTTGGGTGAACGGCATCATACATCTTATGTCCATGAGTATCATGAATCTCTTTGGCTGCAGCCATATGTTTATTAAAACCAGATTCGTTGGCAGCTGAATGTTTTACTTTGCTTGTGTCATGTTCTGCACCATGAATATGAACATCAGGATGTTCTTTGAAATTCTGGTGATCAACATGAGGTGAAGCATGTTTTAATTCATCATCATACTTGTGATGTACGACAACACCAACTTTTGATCTTTTAATTTTTTTTGCATTTTCACCTTTAGCAGTATAGGTGATTGTATTTGGTGTAAACGAAACGTCACCTTTTGCTTCCGCAATATATTCTTCGTGAAGCGTTTTTGTTTCTGCGTGATGCATCAAATCACCCTGATAAACACCAGATTTGGGTGACACTTTTGGTAAGTGTTTAAGAGCATGTTTAAGAGTTTTGGCAAGACCAGGAGCATGTCCGTGATTCTTTTCAATATCTTTTTCTGTATAATTAATTTTTGGGTTTTTATTGAACGCTGATTTGGTTGCAACAAAGAATTTACCGGTTTTTGGATGATGACCAAAAACGATTGATGGAGAACCATCATATTTCATCGTCAGGTTGGAACTTTTTTGACCGGCCTTAATGTGTTCGTGAGCTTTTTGTAAAGCACCATATGCGTGTTCAAAACCAGCATGGCCATGCATCAACGGTCTATCTTCTGCATGATGAATGTGTTTAAGTTGGGAAGCTTCTTCGGCTTCTTCCGTTAAATAGATTTTGAATGTTAGCATGGGTTTCCTTACTGAATTGGTATCACACTATGGTTACCAAAATGTTATATGGACATACTATTTATACAACATCCATATTTTCACACCTAAAAAGTGTAAAAATTGGGTTAGATACATAGTCTCACGGTTGTTCGGTTTTTAGAACAATCTCTGTGTCCAAGTTTTCGGTGTCTTATCGGAAACGATTTCTATGTCTAAGTGGTACTGAAAAGGTTTGGTACCCCGTGTTTGGATATAGTCAATTTGCTTTTGTAATGACTGTTCCAAAGTGGTTTTTGTTTCGTAACCAAAAAATTCTCTGATTTTATTGGCAGAACAATTTGCATGTTTGACTTCTTGTGGTCGTCCTGGCATGAATACTGGATCCAACTTGAAGTTCAGTAGACCAGAAATTACTTGTGCAAGTTCCAAAATAGTTACTGGATTCTCATCAGGACCAATGTTAAAAATCTCTCCAACCGCCTTAGGATTCTCTGCAAATTCAACAAGACAATCTACGTCATCTGATATATCGGAGAAGCACCTAGTCTGTGATCCGTCAGCATAAATGATTGGTTGTCTGCCTTGTAACATCAGGTTGACCATAATACTAGCAACATTTCGGAACGGGTCATCATACTTTTGACGTGGACCAATGATGTTGTGTGGTACTGCAATTACTAATTCAACACCGTGAATTTCTGCCAGATTCTTTAAAAGAAGTTCTGTACCCCACTTGGCAATACCATAAGGGTCTTGCGGTTTCGGAGTCATATCTTCTGTAAACGGAACAATTTCTTGTGTACCATATCTTGCCATCGATGAGCAATGTACAAACTTTGGTACGCCAGCTTGGATGGCCGCAGTCATAGCATTAACAGCAATTTGAGTTGTGTTCTGAACAATAAGTGAAGGTGAGAATACAGATAGGCCTTCGTAGGCGGTACAGGCTGTGTGATATACAACATCACAACCTTTCATCATTTCTTTTAGTTTGTCGAAATGCAATAGATCGCAATCATAAAATTCAACGCTATCAGGCACATTATCACGATAACCCCCTAATAAATTATCAATACCAGCAACATTATATCCTTTAGCTAAAAATGCATCAGCTAAATGACTACCTAAAAATCCTGCAACACCTGTTATGAATACTTTTTTCATTGCCATCTTGTCCCTTCAAAATCTAACCAATATGTTTTCATTATACCTTTTTTTTCTGTCATCCAATAAAATGGAGTAGTATGTAGGAGTCCTCGGCTAGACGTATAATAGATTGGAACAGGACCACCCTCTAAAGCACCAACAAAATGTGAAAGTCCTGTATCACCACCGACATATAGTTCAGCAGTCATGATATGTTTCAGACTCTCTATAAAATTGGTACTATCGGTCCATCCTTCAATATTGAAATTCTTTTCGCTGATTATAATTTTTTGACCATCAAATTTATCATACTTTTTAATTATTTCTAAAAATAAATCTGTTGGCCAATTACGATATTTGTTATATGGTGCATCAAAAATTGGACATATAACAATCTTTTTTTCTCTTGCGTGTGGATTTGGTATTTTGACCAGATCACCGGATATATCCCTGAAATCCCAAAGATTAACTTTTTTCCACAATAACTTATCAACACCCTCTTGTGCAGAAAAATAGTCTGTGTGTTCAATCAACCAAGAGTGAAAATCTTGGCAATGTTTTGCTGGGCTGATTGATCCTGGTTCAAAATAAAATTTGATATCTTTTTGTTGTTGTTTTCTTAGATAAGCAACAGCATTCGCTGCAGCAATCATATCACCATTTCTAATTGTACCAAATGTATCTGGCTGAATATTAATAATCATAATAATGTTTCTAAGTCTTTGGCATGAACCAGTTTTGCTTGACGATTTAAATAGAAATGTTTCTCAAAGACTTTGTTGATATTTTTACCATCATCCCAAGACACATCCTCACCTCTGCGGAATTCAGGTTTCCAATCTTCTGCCTTCCAAACACAATACAAAGGAACATTACACATATCAGCAAGCATACCAACACCAGTAAAGTTTGTGATGAAAGGTTTCTTTAGATTCTTAATAATATATGCGTTCTCCAACATCGTTTTATTGTAATCAATAAATTCGTATTTGTCAAGATGTGATAGAATGTGTGTTTCTCTACGATCATCAATGTTGCCTACATCCCAACGATCACCAACATAATAATCATCTTTTATTTCAATGTCAAACTCTGGAGTTTTTACAATAAAACCATCATCAACATCAAATTCCATTCTATATTGTTCTTTCAACCAATTCTCATATCGGCATGTCTCGATTGGTCTATCAGGATGTCTTTTATCTTCTCTGGTCCAAGAACTAAGGTTGATGATTGAACCATACATCCATATATCAGAATCAAAATTAACTTCAGTAAACAAATCTTGGTACATAAGAAATTCTTTTATACCATTAAATTTTTTCATTTCACCTTTAATGACAAGTTCAAATTTTCCATAAGATTTGTGTAAGCCCGAAAGTACAGGCATGCCATTGATGAAGTCACCAAGATTGGCGGTAGAACTAAGATATACTTTCATTATAATCCTCAAATGCAACAAACCAATTATCAGGCGAAACTTTATGTAAATCAAACATCTGTGGTTTATATAGATACGACATTAAAAGTAGTGTTTGATCATCATCAATTAAATCATTTTTCAATAATTCATTTACAGAGTGGTGTACAAGATGTTCTAATATTGGCCAACATTTTTTGCCACCAACAATACAAGGTCCTGTAATGTGAACATCATTATTTGCAATCACATCTTGAATGTATGTACCCTCAACCCAATCTTTGATATTGAAGAAATGTATCTTCTCTGGATTAAAGTCGTAAGACCATTCTATAGTTTTTAGAGGTTCTCTGCAATAACCAAAATCGATCCATGCAACCAATTCAGTTGGTACATAACCTAACTCCATGGCCTTAGTTACAAAAGATGATTTTAATAAATTTACAAGCACGTAATCGGCATTCCAATACTCTGGATTTTTAACCTGACTTGGATTGATTTTTGATTGATACTGTGGTAACTTTTGTACCCTAGAAATTTCTTCACGTAGTTTATCAAAAGAATTTTTGAAATCTAAAGGAAGTATTTGCGTTGGTCTACCACCACGTAGCTCTTTGATTTTGTCAACAAATTCTTCGGAGGTAAAGACTACCATGTGATTTCCTAATTTGGCTAAGTGTGCAAATCTTTGAAAATAGGTGTCTGTACTTCTTTGTAGATAATGTGGTAATCCTTTGTCTGGAGTCCAATCACCTCGACCAATGTCAAAGAAAGCAGTAACGATACTTATGTTATTCATACCCAATAATATTTCTTATAGTTATTTACAATTTCAATATTTTCTTTTCTAGTTTCAACAAATTCATCCCAATCAAAACCATTATTTCTGTGATGGTGTGTATCTGTCATGTATGGATTGACGTTGTAATCTTTTCCACACAGCATGTAGTATGCTACCATATAACAGTCCATAAAACCAAACGGTTCATAATAACTTTGAATGTCGTTATGATGAGTCTTAAACCAATCCAATACACGTTCATAGTTGTTTAGAAACGTGTCTACTTTATATATTGAACCTCCACCGCCACCATAATAATTCGTGAGAGGTCTTTTACCGGAAAAGTTTTCGATCAAATCAATTACCTGAGGCGGCATTTCATTACCGTGTGTGATGTGATGACAGGACATTTCCCATTCATCGAGTACTGTTACTGGCTTTTTGATCCACACATCATCTTCGACCATCATAATATGTGTAGTATTTGATTTTTCGCAAGCATAACGAAATCTCTCTAACCACGAAATAACCTTTTCGATTTTGTAACTTGGATATCCTATTTTATTTGTGTAATAAACATAGTCACAATTGTTGGTTGCAGCGATTTCAGATAAATCATCAGCTGCATCAGAACCTAAAAAGTAGTATGCATCAGGATGATATTTCCTTATATTTGATACAATATGGCCTGTTGATATTTTTTTATTGGCAGAAGCTAGGTGTAAAAAAGATAGTGATGACATTTTATCTTACTACAAACATAATAGAATCTGACATGCCAGAGATTTCTCGAGCATCAATAATTTCATATGTCATCCAAGGAGGAACTAAAGCTTTATATTCTTCTGTCCATTCCATTTCTGAAATATCTTCAATAATAAAAACACCACCATCATTCAATTTGTTGAGGTAAATTTGTAATGACTTTAGATGACTCTCTTTTGTATGTGGACCATCATCAATAATGATATCAAATTTTGGAAGTGTGTCTGCAAATTCTTTACTATACCCGTCAGCAGTAAATACTCTAACTCTAGGATAAGGCAAACAATTCTTTGCAGCACCAAACTCAAAAGGATCTACACCATAGATGTCAGCATCGGAAAAATATTCGTGGAATACTGCGAGACCACCGCCACGGTGTACTCCAATCTCCAATAAACGAATTCTCTTGTCACGATATTTCGGAAACTCTTTATCGTAAAAAGCGGTGCAATATCTGTGATTAAATTCTTTGTCCGTTCCAAATTCATAGTGTGTGTCGTTTCTTAAATTTTTTTCGACCATGATATCAACTAAAGTTTTCATAATTAAGCCCTGTAAATAAAATATTCCGATTCATCTTCTTGTCCATATTTTTCTTGGACAAATTTTTTCCAATCAGGTACACGATCATATTGGTGAACAATTGGAAAAGGTATTTCGCAATCATCATCACTTAAAACAATACCATTTTTTACAATAGGTTCTTTAAATAATAGATTTGGTCTAAAGTTATCGATCTTTGATGGATCAGCAACCGTACCTGCTTCACATGCCCAAGTTGATGTCTTGAAAACGATATTCTTAAATGGTTGTGTATTTATTAGTACGTTAAAGACCGCTTGGTCGCAGATAGGAATTGGCCTGTTGATTGCATTAGTGAAGATGTTGAACACCAT